GGTGGAAGAAAATAATTTAATCGAGTGGACTCCTAGCAGTATGTTAGAAGTTACTTTAAACGAGCCGGATGATTTCCTGAAAGTACGGGAAACCCTAACTCGCATCGGTGTAGCCTCACGTAAAGATCATAAACTATATCAGTCTTGCCATATTTTACATAAGCAAGGACGTTACTTTATTGTGCATTTTAAAGAGCTATTTTTACTTGATGGTAAGAAATCTAATCTAGAAGAGAATGATATTGCTCGTAGAAATACGATCGCAACTCTTATGAGTGATTGGGGATTACTTACAATCGAAAACCGTCAATCGGCTGAGCCATTGGCCCCACTAAGACAAATTAAAATTATATCTTATAAAGATAAAGATAATTGGGAATTGTGTCCGAAATATAATATAGGAAATAAATGATGAAAAAAGTTAAGATTAATGAAGACCTTCAAGAAGGTCATACTCTTTATGAATATCGCGGCCAGACACTTGATGTTGGCGTAGTAGTTCCAGATTGTGATGGCAATTCTATTGCAGTAATTGTTAAGACACCTGATGGACAAAGATTATCTTGCGATAGTAATTATTTTAGTTTTGTTGAATAGGGGTTTACATTCTTAAAGTAAACCATTATATATAGATTAGAGATGCCGGTAGTCGGGTCTCATTTTTAACCTTGCATAAGTCATGGAGGTACATATGACTGGAACATTCGCATTTCCGCGAAACGCATTTCTTGGTTTCGACCACATCTTTGATCAGCTTGAAAACATTCATAAGCAATCAAAGGATACCTATCCCCCGCATAACGTAGTAAAAGAAGATGAATTTAAATATTCATTGGAACTTGCTGTTGCGGGATTTAAACAAGAACATATTGATATTGAAGTAAAAGACCATGTCCTTTACATCAAAGGCGATCGCCCACAACGTCGGGATCAATCTATGTATGTTCACAAAGGTATTAGTGCTCGAAATTGGAATAAGTCATTTAGACTGTCGGAATATACCGAAGTAACTGGAGCAGATCTAACGGATGGAATCTTGACTGTTAATTTAGAAGTCGTTCTTCCGGAGGAGAAGCAGCCTCGTAAAATTTCAATCACGAAAAACGAGGAATTATTAAATGACCGCAATCGTACTAAAAAGCTTAAGTCTGCCTAAACTTTCTTTTAATTGGATCGTAGAAATATTTTCATCAATCGGCAAATCTATGACAGTTTCACGCCAGTGTGCAGCAAACGAAGTAATAGCAAAAGCCTTATTGCATGAATATCCAAATCATACTTATCATAGTCTCTTAGCAGAATTAAATCGCACAACAATTCAAGGGGCATACAATGATAAATAATCTTTGGAAGTATTTCTTTAAGAAGGCTGGTTGTTCAGCCGATTCAATTTGGGAAGTAGAACAGTTGCTCATGAAACAGGTAAATAGGATCAACTAATGTGGCCTTATACCGAAGAAGAAAATGAGCAATTAAGCTAATAAAAAAACAGGAGAATAGCGATGAAGGGTACTGAACGTCAATGTCAAAATTGCGGACATAGGTGCCATTGCTATTCTCCAGATTGTCCCGAATGCCACAATGATGTATGTACTCAATGCCATTGTGATAAACCAAATATAAAAGATATACCTGATTCATTTGTAAAAGGGAACACATAAAATGAATATTGAACAATTACGTGAAGAGATCTCTATAGATGAAGGAGTAAAATATGAAATATACCTTGATCATCTCGGTCTCCCTACTTTTGGCATTGGTCATTTGGTTAGGGATGACGATCCTGAGTTTGGACAACCAGTTGGCACAGCTGTCAGCGAGGACAGAGTCAACGAGTGTTTCGATAAAGACGTTGAAATTGTTATCAACGACTGTAGACAATTATACGAAGACTTCGATGATTTGCCAAGCGAAGCCCAACTCATTATAGCTAATATGATGTTTAATATGGGTCGACCACGCCTATCAAAATTTAAGGGTATGAAACGCGGTGTAGATGCTCGTGACTGGAATGCAGCGGCTGATGAGATGGTAGATTCAAGGTGGTACCGTCAGGTCACTAATAGAGCCGATCGTCTAGTACAAAGAATGAGGTCTATCGCATAAAAGAGTGTACAATCCATTGAAACTAGTGTATAATATATTATGTTATTGGAGGTTGTATGTCTTTTTATACCAATGTCGATCGTCACGGCAACAAAATACTTTATCGCGGATATAATCATCAAGGTGTTCCGCAAACTCTAGAATATAAACTTGGTCTCGATAGAGGTAATGACTATCGACCGGTTCTCTATGTACCTGCAAAAGGTAAGACAGAGTGGCAGGCTCTTGACGGCAATTATGTAGAGCCTGTATATTTTCACAATTATAGTGAAATGAAAGAATTTATCAATAAGTATGAGAACGTTGATAGCTTCAAGTGGTATGGTCAAGATAGAATTATCTGGCAATTCATTCAGAAAAAATTTACAAAAGAAGTAGAATTTAATACATCACTTATTAATACAGTCTTTATGGATATTGAAGTCCATTCAGAAGATGGATTTCCCGAGCCTGATGATGCTCAATGGCCAATCACAGCAATCGGTCTGAAGTCTAGTAAAGAAGGCGTGTATCGTGTATGGGGCTGTGGTGAATACGACCATACAAAATCACCACATACTCATCTTAATATTCGATACATTCGCTGTGAAGATGAATATGCTTTGCTTGAATCATTCATGGGATATTGGACATCGACCTATCCTGAAGTCATTACAGGTTGGAATGTACGAGGCTTTGATATTCCATATCTCGTAAATCGTATGAAGATTCTATTTGGCGAACATGTGTCTCGTATGCTTTCACCATGGCATAAGCAATTTAAAGACTGGGCTATTCGTCAAAAGTCTGTTGCATTTAAGATGAAGACTATGAATACCTATCAAATTGCAGGTATTTCACAGCTTGATTATATGGATCTCTTTCAGAAGTTTGGCTATTCCTACGGTCCTCAAGAATCCTACAGTCTTAATCATATCTCGCATGTGGTGCTCGGTGAAAGTAAGTTATCATATGAAGAACATGGCAGCTTACGTAATCTTTATAATGAAGACTATCAGTTGTACATCGACTATAATATTAAAGATGTTGAACTCGTAGAAAAACTCGATACTAAACTTGATCTTTTGAATCTTGTCTTTACGATGGCCTACAAAGCTGGTGTAAATTACGGTGATACGTTCGGTACTACCGCGATATGGGATTCTATTGTGTATCGTGAACTGTCAAAAAGAAAAGTCGTAATTCCAGGTCCACCTGATCGTCGTGACCGTGAAGGTGCCTATACTAAATTCGAAGGTGGTTATGTAAAAGAACCACAGGTCGGTGCACATGACTGGGTAGTTTCCTTTGATTTGAATTCTCTGTATCCTAACATCATTGCACAGTGGAACATGTCACCAGAAACCATCGTAATGAATGGTGATAATCTATCTCGTTCTGCAAAAGCTGGTGTATCATTCAATAATAATCGCGAAGGCGTTTTCCCTATGCTCGTCAAGCAGTATTATGATGATCGTAAGTCTGCCAAGAAAGAGATGATTGAATGGCAAAAGAAACAGCAGAAAGAAGGTACAAGCACTGAGATTGAGAAAC